AAATATCTTCTAACTCTTCTGAGCTTTTGGAAGAACCTAATGCTCCGGGAAGATAAAGCAGAGATATAGCTGCCGGTATTGCGGCTGCCATAGTTGCGTATGCGCCTACTTTACCCATCCTGCCAAGATTAAGTTTTTGGGCGGCACTAGCGATCAGTCCATCGCCTTCTTCTAAATACTTAATAGCTTGTTTAAACTTTAAAGGCGCTTCAGGTTTAATACCTACCGGAGTCTTCTCTAATTCTCCCATTATCTTGCCTGCGGTACCACCGGCAATAGCAAATGCTGCAGGAACTCCTATGAGTCCCATAATAGAAGTAGACCCCGGATCTTTACCTTCCTGATACTTATTTAGTTTAGTTAATCCTGACACATCTGACAGACGAGAATAACCTAAAGTAACATCCTGATAAACTCTTGCGGCTGCACCTTTGAGTCCACCACCCAAAACGGTTTCATTAACAACAGGCGTTGATCTTAAAGTTTCGTCTGCTACTTTAAATGCGGCTACACCCAAAGCAAGCAGCGGAAGGCTCCTGAGAGCGTGGCGCTGTATTAGTTTACCTGCTCCTCCTCCTTGTTTTAGTGTCTGCCACCCGCCTACGCCGAGTATATTTCTAAAAGCAACATGATTAAATGCTTTCTTTAACCATTCCGGGGAGTGTTTAATTCCGGTATTTCTCTCAAGAAAGGAAGTAAAGACCTCAAACGGATCGTCAAGAAGTTTCATATAGTTCTCGACAGCCGTATTTACATAGGCGCTTGCTGTTTCTTTATACAGCCCGAAAAGATTTTTACTACCTCTTAAGATCAGATCGCTGTCTGGGGGAGTTAGTCCTTGCCGCCTGTAAACAGATTGTATCTGTCTGGAGATAAACCCATGTCTGGGCTGACCGCGATCTACCTGCTGATCAAAGAGCTTATTCCAATAACCAGCCGATAATCTTGCTTTGTTAAGTAAAGGATTTTGACTGATTAAAGCATCAGCCTCGGTGGCGTAAACCGATCCTTTTGCATAATACAATCCCGACTTAAGCATATTCTCAGTAATAGCGCCTGAAGACTGAGCTTTAAGATACTTCTTCTGTCCGAGAAGGGTATCCGCGTCAAGGCGGTAGGGCTGATTTTTCCCTATATGGCGGGAGAAATAGTTCTCTGAGTAAAGATTATAGAAAGAGAAAGCTCTTGGTATTTTAAAGAGCATCTCCTCTGATGCTTTTATGGCATTAAGAACAAACTCTCTGATATTAACATTAGACTCTGCGGTTTTACCTACAGCTTCGTACCACGGCATTCCCTGGAAGGATTGAGCGCCGAGATATCTTAGGTCTTTAGTCTTTAGTCCCGGGATATTTACTCTATCGGAAAGACGACTGACCATATAGGCGCCGGCGATCTTAACCGATGAGGACATAGCCACGTCTACAAGAGACTGTTGGTAAGGTTCCTCGTCTGCTATCCAGAGTTGTTTGTTAATATCCAAAGTTAATTATCTCTTAACATTTTATTATCTTTATCAAAATCTATTTTCTTAACTGCTCCCGGGCCGTCCGGCGCAAAAGGAACTGCAGGAACATTACCCGCGATCATAAGTTCGGATTGTATAATGATCTTTACTACATCTTCCCAGTAAAGATCCTCTATTTCTTCTTTCTTGTATTTGAGAAGAGTAGTAACCATTGTAATGATCCTATTTTCTCCATCTATAAGAGCATTTTTGCGGTATTCATTTAAATCATTAAAGAAGCTTTCCGGATTATCTGTGCCCGAAAAGCCATAGATCATGCTGCTCACGGTATTAATAATTCCGGCGGGCACATCATTTATTACTTCACTTAAATCAAGCCTTTCGGTCTGATCGTTTATTTGTTTATACTGGAAGGTGCTATCAATGACGCATCCTAGAAAGATATCGATCATAGCATCATAATGCATATCTTCATTTATGAGCAGCGTATCACGGTAAAGCTTATACACTCCCCATTTAAGCATGTGGAATGTGACAGCATCTCCGGAGTCAAAGCGCATAAGAAAGACGTTCTTAAATTGTCTCTTTGCGTCAAATAAGTTCATTTAATCTCTTTTAAAGAAGGGCAGGAAAAAAGGAAGCCGGCTTAAACTTCCAATAAAAAGCTTGCCGGCTAAAGTTAAACTAACAGTGGTATCTGCTTTCTTATTCTTGGACATTGTTGGACAAGTCCATTTGAGTAGAAACTTGGGCGTTACCGTCCAAGGTTGACCCGTTTCCGGGCCTTGACGTTTCAACTTTCCTTGCCTTCCCTGGGGAAGGACTTACTGGAAATCCACGTCCTGTCACCGTGTAGCCCACGGCCGGAATCCTATTTCTTATTCCTGCGAGATTTACAGCCGCATTTACGTCCCGGTCCATGGCCAGACCACAGCCCTCGCACTCATAAACCCGTTCTCCGAGATGAAGTTTGGCTTTCACTTCACCACAGCCAGAGCACGTCTTACTGCTCGCAAACCAACGGCCAGCTACGATAAGGGTATTCACCTTGTAGCTGAGTTGGCTTCTAATCTCACCAAATCCTGCGTCCGAGACAGCCTTAGCCATCTTACGGTTCTTGACCATTCCCTTTACGTTGAGGTCTTCAACCACCACCACAGGGAATGCGTCCGCAATCTTGGTGGTGAACTTGTTGATCTGATCCTTGCGAAGGTTCCTAACCCTGGCATGAATACGACCGACCTTCTTCTTCTTAGCCTTGTACCGACCAGAGTTGAACTTGGACCGGCTGAGTGCCTTCTGAGCCCTACGGAGCCTAATCTGAGCCTCTCGGAGGTGCCGAGAGTTAGGTTCTTCCCAAAGCGCCTTGCCTGCCTCATCCGCAATTACAGCGAGAGTCTTCAGACCAAGGTCAATACCAACCGCCTTTGTCTCTGCTGGAGTCGGAATAACCGGAGCCTCATCAGCAAAGTAAATGACCATGCTAGCGAACCAGCGACCAGACGAGTCCTTGGAAATCGTGGTGGTCCCGATCTTTACGGGTTTCTCACCGATAATCTTCCGCAGAGACTCATGGGTCTTGATCGGTCCCAGCTTCATTTCCGAACTGATCTTTGGCAGTGAAATGTGGTGGTATCCCACCAACTTGACCTGCTCAAAGAATTGGAATGAGAGCTTCGCTTTGCCCTTCTTCTTGGTCTTAGGGCGTCCCATACGAGGGCCAGGGCGCTTACCGCTCAGTGAGTCAAAGAAGTTTGAATAAGCCTGACCAGCAGCTTTACAAGCACCTTCATAGACCTGCTTGGAGTTCTGGTCCCACCAGACGTTGATTTCGCCTGTTTCTCTGTCTACAGAGGTTCCAGCACCAATCTCGTTCCTATGTTCCCGCCAAGCATTCTGGAGAGGGATCTGCCGAAGACTGAACTTCTCGCCATCAAGGTACTTCTCTCGGGCATAGCGGATACACCAGTTGTAACAGGCTCTGGCTCCACCAGCGTGAGACTCAAATGCCCTCTCCTGCTCCGAGGAGGGGTTCAACGCTATCTTGAATGACTTGATCAAGGGTCTCTACTCTTCTTTTAGAGTTTTTGCACCATTCTAATAGCAAGCTCATCAGGAACAAAACCAGAATGGAACTGGATCATATTAGAGATCTTGGGTACTATACCTGCGCCTAAAGAACTTTTACCTTGGGGGGTAAGTTTGGGGTGCAGTATACACTTTTCATAGATAAGATCATCAAGAATAGCAAAGTCTCTTTTTTCTTCAGGGATCTTATTATATTCATTCATGATCGATTTCCATTCAAGAGCAGTAACATACCGAAAGATATAGAGTCTGTCGAAATCCCAGAAGTAAACTTTACCGCCGTAATATTCGCGCCATTTATCAATATCTTCTTTTAAGGGTCCGCCATATTTTTTGGCGAGTTCATATATTCCGCTTACTTCTTTAGGATCCTCTACTTTAGGTTCCTGCTCTTTTTTAATAGCTTCTTCCGCCTGGATTGCACTATTCATAAGTTCCTGTTCTAATTCAAGAGACTCTTCAAAGCTTAGCGACTTATCTGTCTTTTCCATCTTTTCCTTCTTATCCATATATTCCTTAACTAATTATTTATAATAATGTCTGTGCTATGAATGGATAAACCTCAACTATGGGGCTTCCATCTATACGTCTTACGGTAGAGAGACGATTTATATAGCAGTTGATAAATTCTTTCTGTTCGAAACGATCATCCCTATCATATCCTAAATAGAAATCTTTGATCTTAATATTAAATGGGCCCGCGAACTCTCCCCGGACTGGCGCTGATGATTGGCTCATGGTTTTATTTTGCGGCCAGTACTTCTCTTTATAGTTCTTTATCATCCCTTGAGTGATAGTAGTGGTCTCTAAAAGAGATGGTGTTTTAATTATCTTCTTTTGAGTACCTTCAAGTTCCGGATCAGTAGTGGAATTCTCTCCCTGCTCAATATCGGTACCGGGCTTACTATTCTCAATAGCGATCTTTTTACTATCCTGATAGTTCTTAATAAGCGCAAATAAATAACCCTCTTGAGTATAATTAATTATAAGCGATCCGGCTACAATTACTTTACCTTGAGCCACGGCCGAGAAGTGATGGCTGTTATAGCCGTAGATAGGCATTTGGGGCAGATTATATGTCCCCTCGATCTCTATAGCTTCATCAATAAGATAATTGCCAATATAGATCTCTGACTGTGCACCGGAAAAATATGTACGTTCTTTAAAAGGGTTGCTCATTATAGGAAATAATCTTTTTGTTTTTCTTGAAGCGCTTTTGCGCGGTAATATTCAGATTGAACGATCAAAGATACCGGAGATGCCGCTGTAAGATGGGAGACATCATACATGTCGGGATATATAGAATTAACATCTTTTAATCTTGTCTTTTCTTTAGCTACATAAGTAATTGAGGTTTCGGTATACAGATCCTGAACAGACATTACCTGTCCTTCATTGAGAAACTCAACGCCGAAAAGGCTCATCTTCGCCATACCGCCTATCTCATTAGAAAATATTAAAAACAGATCGAGCGGGGGTAGTTGATCTGCTCTTTGTCCGGGGAATGATTCCTCTTTATATGCTTTACTTAAAAGCTCGGCAAATACATCTTCTTTGATAACTGCAAATATCATAGTCCCGGCTAGAGTTGTAAATCCTCGAGTAAAACCGTTAACAGTATCTTTACCTAAGCGTTTTACAGGTTCTTTATCTCTATAAATAGAGACAGATATAGTTTGAAGTTCGCCTAGCTTTTTATATGTATTATTAAGATCGGATATCATCTTTATATACTGTTCGTCTGTTCTTTCGGGGTAATTCGTATCCGAGGCAAAGAAATTAGCATCACCTCCACCAGCAAGTGTATTAGCTATATCGAGCGCAAGGCTGTCATTAAATTCTTTGGCCTTTTCGGTGGCTTTGCTTAATGCTTCCGGGGAAATCACTGCATAGACAGAGATATCCGTGCCGGAATATGTATATGTCTCTAAAAGGGTATTTTGTTGGCTCATAAGATTAGTTTTCTTTGATAGCAAAGATGAGTCAGGGTAAATGGTCAATCAAATAAAAAAAGCCCCCAAACCTTAATTATCAGTCTGGGAGCCTCTTAAATCGATTTTTAATTATGTTTATTTAGTTATCCGATAAACCTTGACCTACAAACATCCATGGTGTAAGTTCGCGGCAGATATAAGTATATTGCTCTTCAATAACAAGATCATCTATCGAAACGCCGCCGCCTTCATTCATAAGCTCAACGCCTAAGAAGGATTTTTTGGCTACGTTACCGCTTTCGTTTGAAGCGGATAAATTCACATCGAAAGGTAAAAGCTGATCGACATACGTTGCCTGTGCTCGTGATCTTTCAATACCGGCTTCATTATTAAAAATAACATTGAAAGCCGACTCAGTAGTGGCAAATAGTTTACTGTTATCTATATTGTTAAAATCTACTTCATTTCTGTTTTGCCAAAATTTACCTTTACTATTACTTTTAAAGTGGTTGATAAGCGAGGCTTCATGAAGCATTACGAACACTAATGTTCCTGCAATTGCTCTTTTGCCTCTGGCAAAGGCTATGGGGTTTGGCCCGCCCTTCATTGTATATACCGGTCCTTTTTCTCTTGTAATAGAGTAGGATATAGCCTGCATGGTACCGAGTAGTTCGTTCCCAAATACAGCGGAAATATCAACCCCGGCAAAGGAGCTGTAGGATCCGTGTACTGCATTGCCTCTCGCACCTGATCCTGTATTTATTCCTGTCATTTTATTTAATCTCCTGGTTGTTTAATTTCTCTCCGGCTTTTTGGAGCCGGAGAGAATAATTGTTTGAATTCTTAATTAATTAGTCTTTATTTGGGGTTATATACTTTCGGGTGGAGAAAGCTTCTGGTAAACAGTTATCTGTCTTAATTCTCCAGGTATGATAAGCTCAAGTTGCATAGAGGCTTCTCCTCTTACCTGCATCTGACTTGTAGCTCTTACCTTGCATTTACCGGCTGTTAAGATCCCGCTGGTAGATTGTAGTGATTTAAGCTTAGCATTAACTTGTTCTTCAAGTGCATTACGTTTTTCGCCGTTGAAGAGCTTACCTATGAAAGGTTCTGCTATTGCTCTTACGACTTCAATTATGATGCTGGTAGCTTTGACCGTAAATCTGCGTTTATAGTCGCTGGTAGAAAGAGCCGCTGTAGGAGCGTCAATTACTTTAACCGATCCGTCTACTGCTTTTCCAAAAGTGACATAACCATAAGCTGTAAGTTTATCCAGTACAGACTTAGGCATGTCGAAAGCAAGAGAAGTGCGGCTTTTAAGTTTCTTATTTGTGGGAGCTTCATCTATATCGAGCGCCATATCAAGGCCTGCGTAAACGGGAGCTGCACTGGCTATATAGCCGGTAGAGGTTCCATCGTAACCTGACTTGATAATCAGCGGATTACTCAACATAGAGATATATCTTCCGATATCGATCGTTTTACCTTTATAGTCAAGAAGCGGTGTGCCGTCAACAAAATCAGAGGCAGTAGCGAAATAACCTTTAGCGACCCCTGTGGAGCCAACTACTCTTTTATATCCTAATAGGCCTGTTCCGGAAACTGTAATAGTTCCATCAGCATCACTAAATGTAGGTTCTACGCCGTGCCATTCTGCGATACCTTTTCTGTTGTATTGTTGCGGTCCGGCCATCGAGATCACACCTGATGCTTCATTGTCATTAACCGAGAGATAATGACAGAATGTTGCAAGCTGATGAGCAAAATCTGCTTCGGAGAAAACTATATCCTGAGTAGGTACTGCTGTCTCCGATAATATTGAAGCTAAAAGATACTTGCCAGTGATAAGCTTAGCTGCTTGTACGCCGTCAATACCCATAGAGTAAGGAGTCGGCATTACGTCAGCTACGGTACCTGTGGTATTCATGATCCATTGGAAGAATAATTCTCCATTATGTTCAAATTGGTAAACCTTGCCAAGATAATCGGTTTCTACAGGAACTGCTGCAACGCCTATGTTATTAACAAGATTAGGAACGTTTGCATAAACATCCATTGGAATTACCATATCTACTTGAGCTGACTCAAGTTCAAGATATGCTTTTGCTAAAGCTTCAAATTTTTCTACATATGTAAGGTTTAGTCCAAGTTCAGCTGCATAATATGCCGACTTAGCTTGTACAGTTACTCCGACTCCGGAAGCTGCTTCAAAGCCTGCAAATACATCCCATACTTCTGTTACTGTATTCCACTTATGAGAAATGAATACGTCTGTTGTTGATCTGTAACTTATTCTATATGTTCCATCATCATCAACATCCGTAGAACCGGCTACAACGACAGTTCCGCCTGCTCTAAAGAGTGTGCTTGCAGTGCCTAAAATCAGTTTAGTTCCAGCCAGAGTAAATGTAGCAGCTACGGCATCGCCGATAGAAGCGCTTACCTCGCTCATAACAACAGGAGAAGCAGACGATCCTACTGTAATAGTTCCGCTTGAAACCATTTCTTCTGTGAAGTATACAGATACCGCTCCGGTATCCAGTCCGGTAAGACTGTTATAAACAAGCTCTCCGGTAGATGCGCTGTATATTCTTAAGATATGATCACCAGCGCTAAATTCATAGTTGATCTTCCATTTGTCGCCTGAGGTTAAGGAGGCGTCTTTTGTATAGATCGTATATCCGTTTAAGAAGTCGAGAACTGCAGGGGCAGCGCCAACACGGACTAAAGCCACATAACTTGCACCCGACTGAAGGGCTTCATACATTCCCCTTAGTAGTGTGCCTGTTCTTGTGCCTGACGGATCGAATACGCTTTCTGCTGCATCGGTATCCGTTACCGGGTACAGACTATAAAGCGGACCGTCCGGAGAGGTGCCTATAATTAAGGCTACGTTTCCGGGAAAAATTGAGGCAGAAAGAAGATTCCCATCTTCTTTATATACTCTTATCCCAGGTAAATTTCTAAATTCGGGCATGTAATTATTTCCTCCGATGGTTAAATTTTAATGTTTCAAAATGTTTATTGCTATTTCTTCAAGTATCTTTTCGTAAACTAGCCTGACCTTATTAGTCCTTATGTAGTATTGAAGCAGAGCTCCATATTGGGGTGCATTCATTGATTTGGACTCTATATACTGATCTTCGAGTCTGTCTCTGAAGTGAAGTTGTTTAAGCCCTTTCTGAAGAAAAACATAACTATAAAGGTCAAATATTTCCTCAATTAAAAAAGCTCCCCTATTTGCATCCCTGTAATTTTTGGACCACGATCCTATTATAATCGTATTATCATATTCTTGAGCATAGGATAGAACCTTATATCCGGGATTGCGTTTATCCTCAAGGATGTTTACAAGCATTGGCCGCGCCATAAGAGTTCCCTGATGTTCGCGCCGGCCCTGTTCTATTGTGGCATAGGTTCTTTTCTGTATTTTATAACGGATCGAATTCCCTTCTGAACTACCTATCGAAGCATAAGAGAAGTCAGGCTTAATTGAAAAATCTTTAAAGTCGCCGGTCGTTCTCTGGTAGCCTTTTGTAAAGTCTGTAAGGTCGTCGAAAAATTCGTCCAGATCGTAACCCTTGATTATGTCTGCCTGAAGCTGAACAAGTCTTTCCGGGGTGAAAGAGTCCACCATGTTGACTATTACTTGACGGACATTTGGATTATCTGATTTTGGTGTGAATCTTGCCATTTAGTTATTATTTCTGTATTTCAGCAATGGAGACATAGAACTCATTGCGCCCAAAATCTAATTTCTTAGGGTAGGGGATGGTAACGATAAATTCCTGATCGCTTGTAACAGGGTTCACGGGTACACCATTTTCGTCAAGCACAAGAGTGATGATAGTGTCGTGTTTTCTTAGGTTAACGTCAGAAAAGATAACCGCTCTATCCTCACCGGTTCTTCCCATTACTGTGCCTATTTCATCTACGACCGATCTGCCGGATGGGAAGATAAAAACTCTAATTAAACTCTCTGAACAGAGAAACCCTGTTCTTGTAGTAATCGCGCCTCTATTTTCATCGCGCCCTTCTTGAGAGAGTTTATAGGCATATTCGCTTGTAACAGGGAGTCCATCGCTGTCTCTCTGGAGGGACTGATGAACTACGTACTGGCCTCTGGGTATTTGCTGCCCATTGCCATATAAAAGCTCTGTGAGAGCCTTTTTCATATCAATGCCGGATGAGACCGGGGGGACTGTAATATATTCCATTACAAGTTCTCAAAATTGTCAGGTATGCTTGTCTCGTCAAAAATCATTTTACCTTCCTCTACGCTGTTGATGCCGGGCTGAATACCCCTGTACCATTGGCGTCCGATCCCTTGTCTGAAGGATAGAGAGTAATATCCTTTTACTGGAGTAGAATCATGCTTGCTAGTGACCATAGCCTTAAAAGCTCTTTTGTACTCTTTCGCTTCATCGATCAGCATATTGTATATTTTTATTTTCGCGCCATTGGACAGCGAAACAGAGAACTCAGAAAGTTGTTGTTTAATAAAGTCATTAAGTTGGAAGGAATAATTGTTCATCAGCAGGGCTTCTAATGCCATAAAAAGCGTTAGGTTAGCTTGAATATACAAGTAGTCATTGCCGGTCAGAAAGGTACACGCCCGCATCAGCGCACTGGCTTGTGCTGACATGTAGAGAATAGTAAGAGCTATATTAAGATCGTTTACCGAGGTCAGTACGGTTCCGGCTTTAAGGCGGAGAAGCTTAACTGACGTATAGTACGGATCGAGTAGTGAAGTATAGCAGAAGTTGTAATCTGAAGTCGTTATGCCCGATAAGGTAACATCGATCAGCATATTATCCGTAATAGTACCATCGGTTATCGTAATCGTAAGGACCGAACCTGAGACGGATATAGTAAATAGTGATTGATCTAAAATAGTAGCGGGGTAATCGGATAGAAGCGCCCCATAAAGAATTGTAAGATTATCTTGTGTAATAGTACCCGGCGCTGCAGAAAAGTATATCTTAATTACATTTGTATTATTAAGGAAGCTAAGATTACTGGGTATTGTTCTGGTCACGGTAAGACCGGTTTCGGCAATAATGCCTTTTTCCCATTCTATTGTGCTTCCTATAACATTGGTTGCTGCTGTGGGTACCGTAATGGGAACAACAACATCTATTTCGGATGTCGTAAATGTGAATGAGTAGATCTCGCCTAAAAGATTGCTTGCCGTGTCACTAATAGCCTGCGAGAGGTAAACCGTATATTCAGTATTTGCGGCTAATTTAAAAGAAGGCGTAAAGACGAGGGTTTTTTGGGCCGAGATCGTTATTACGCCTTCTATAATTGATGTAAAGTCAGGATTAAAAAAGTCTTCTGTTTCAAATATATTATTGGTTCTAGTCTGGTTCTTTACAGTAAAGAGATGTGTACTCTTTGCTGAAACAACAACAGAGGATGAATCAATAGATGCCTCCAGCAAATTGCTGTCAAATAGAACGCTTATAGTAGTAAGCTGGCTTATATTGACTGCGCCTTGAACCGGGCTGGTTGAAACAATTGTCATGGCTTAATCTTCTATTTCTTCCTCTTCGACTATCTCTGCTGCTTTTTCTTCCTCGGTCATCTCTACAATTTTACCGGAAGTATTCTGATGCAACTCGACGTCTAGATCTTGCTTTACATATTCTTTTTCTTTTAGTATGTTAATTCTTTTCTTGAGGATATCTAAAGCCGTTGTTCTCGGCATTTTAAGGGCTTTTTCGATCTCTTCCATCTTTTCAAGAAGTTCGATATCGAAGATACCATCGGAGATCACGCCTTCAATTGCGGATGCTTCTCCTACTTGTGCTCTCAGTTTTGCAACAGAGAGAGCGATCAGTTCTTTAGCTTTATTTTCAAATTCAAGACGCTTGATCTCTTTAAGCTGATCAGGTGTTTTGAACTTCGTATCATCAACCAGTTTGCTGATGTCTTTCAGCTTTTCATTTGCTGCTTTAGCTATTGCTTTTTCAAGTATCGTTTTATCGTTAAGTTCAATTTCTCCGGTTCTATAGCCGGCTTCGATCTGTTTCAGCAGTGAAAGGTCTTTGCCATCAAGTTCAAGAACTATTGATGGATTGGCTTTATTTAAGTGAAATGACTTATCGCCGGGGAACCAGAAAGGAACCTGTACCCGCCCGAAAGGATTTTTATATACACCAAGGTCTATCTTTAATTGCATTAGTTTTTTCTTCTTTGTGAGTAAATGTTTATATAATATAGGGGCGGTATTAAACCGCCCCTAAAGGGAAGAGAAGGTTAACTTATAAAGGTAGACCGTTACCGGCTACGATAGCGCCATTGGAGTCAAGTACACCGGTACCGCGAGTGATACTAGATATAGTCGGTCCTTGAGCCGTAACAGGAACAGCGATCTCATTCTGGGCAACTTTTACGTTCTTCAGAATACAAGCAGCTAGTCCATCGTTAAGCATTCCAAATGTATAACGTTCACGAAGTTTAACTTTCGTTAAATCGCGAAGTCTATCCGGAATTTCTTCCATCGTAGCTTCCTCATCAACTATATAAGCTGCAAGGTTATTGGTATCTACTAAGTATATATCAGTAAGTCTTGTAGTTACGTTGTAAGGAATAAACGGAGAAACGATTACAGAAAGAGGTAATCCTAAATAATTAGGGATAGTAAGACCGCCCTGAACTAAAGGATTATAACCGTTAAGAGGAGCCTGGCTGTAGCCTGCCAATGATCCCGGGTGCGTACCTCTGGTTCCGCCTGATGGTCCTTGTCCGCCAAGTAGTCCTTGTTTCCACGGATCTCTGTTTAAGAAGCCCGGCAAACCTGAGAAGAACTGACCTCCGCCATTCTGCATAGCAAAAGCGCGAAGTACAGGATCGATCTGGAACATTACAAAAGTTAAAGGATGTACCATTAAAGCATTAGGAACGAAACCGTTCATAAGCATTTGGCCGTAAGCTTCGAATATATTTTCAACTACTAATGTACCATTACCATCGCCGGCGAGGCGTCTACCGCCAGTAACACCGAATACTGAAGCTGAAGGAGTAATGTTATCGTGAGTAGTAACGCCTAGAGCGCTGAGCATATTAAATGCTTTTTGTTCTTTATGGCGAACAAGCGCATTAGCAGCTGCTCTTAAGTGCATGTTGATAATATCGAACTGACTGTAGCGTTTTACTTCATCGGTGATCTTAAAGGCAACGCCTGATTTACGGATTCTAGCAATTTTAGCTCCAGGTCCGAAGTTAAGTGTTCTTTCCGGATATTCCATACCTTCGTTGATATCGGCAGCATACATGGCTCCTACCGATCCGATAGTAATTTCTACGCCGGATTTATAATTGATTCTCTGGAATAAGTTAGTAAGTATAGCCATAGGTTCTATAGCTTCTCTTATATAATTTTCGATTGTGGTTTTTATGAACACAGGTGCATTGGGGTGAGAAATAGCGTCTTCCCATGTGACTCTATGCGAGTCAACTCTAGTAACGCCTTCGTTTTCGCCCGGAACTACCTCCGCATAAAGACCATTATTTTTCCAAAGATAGTCGAACTGTGACTGGTCGACGTCTTTTTGGTCTTGGAATTTGAAACTCATTTATGTCTCCTTGGATTGGTTATAATTTTGATTTGCTTATTTGAATTGAATTATTTGCGCGGGATGAACATCTAAGCCTTAGTTTTTTGGGCTAAGGCTTAAACAAGAACTTATATGATCGATACGTTGATCTTAACTAATTTAGCAGTTGTAGGATCTGTGGCGCCTGCATGATACAAATTAGAAGGTAAACCATCAGTTAAGCTTCCGGAAGGTTTTTCCAAAGCTGTAACCGTAGTATTGTAAGGAACATATGTACGTACCCACTCGAGGTAGTCTTTAGGCCATACTGTATCAATATTGATAACGCGGCCAAGGATTCTGCCCTGTATTTTGTTTAATTTAGTTGTTACTGTGTTGATTTTGGTAACAATACTTGCTAGCGCGGTATTGACTTTTGTCTCTACGTCTAAGAAAGCATTGTTAAGTTCGGTATTGGTAGGAGCGCCGTCTGTGCCGGCTGCGAATGTAGCAATATCTACAGTAACTGCAGTAGCGTCAGCAAGTGCTGAATATACTACGAAGTTAGAGTTGGCATCAAAGGTAACAAGATCGCCGCGTTTAGGGGCGCCAACAAAGACAGTCTGACCGCCAAGTGTTGGGAGGCCGCTTGCAAGAACAGGAAGCTCTATGAAGTATTGCGTTCTTAAAGTTCCGCCTTGCTGTAGGCTGTAATTGGTATTTCTTAAAGAGCCTACATTACCAGCCCCGCCAGAAACTCCATAACCGGATCCATCTTCACGCCATAAGTCCATCAAGGACATGCCCGTGGGAACGCCAAGAGGGTTTACGAGCAAATTAGCTACAGCTTTAGTGTTATCAACACTACCAGATAAGAAACCGCCTGTGAAGAAAGAGGCAACAACAGGTTCGTTTAGGGTAACGGTAGCGCCGGCGAAGTTTTTAACACCTTCAGTAACGTCTGTTGCTGTATATTTGTTTACGCAGTTTGCAAAAGTTGTTTCAGCAATTGCGAGTTCGATATCAAGCAGTAAGCCTGCCGGAACCATGTAACCGTTTACATCGGTTGTAAGGACTTTACCGGAAGATATAACCTTCCATTCGTCCATCTTTTTATCATATCTCACAAGAGGAAGATAGGGAGCAGGTTTCTGAAACTCTGCAGGATGCTGCCCCTCGCTGCTCCAAAGGTTAGGAGTAATAGACGAGAAATTCTCGCTATAAGATTTATAGTTGGTTGTCATTATAGAATGTCTCCTTGGTAATTAATTTTTTTAGTTTATTTAGTTTCAGTTGTTTGCTTTTTGTTGCGAAAAGACTCAATTCTTTTTTGCTGCATAGCTCTGAATTGATCGGCAGCGCCCACACCCTGCTCTGATTTGATCTTCTCATATGCTTCTGTGATAGCTTTATCCATTTTTTTGAAATCGGCATCACTGATTTCTTTTTGTATCTTTAAGGTTGGGTCGTCAACATGTTCTACTACCGGGCTGTCTGTTACAGATACAAATTCCAGAGCTTCAATAGCAGTTTTAAGTTCGTTGAGACTTTTATCTTTGAAGAGTTCTTTTAAGCCGTCTTTGCCTTCCGTGGGATCTTCTTTTGATTTAAAAGAGGAAAGCTTCTCCATGTATACTGCTTTAAGCTCCGCGGTCAAAGCATCTGCTCGCCCAGCCTCTTGATTCTTAAGGTCTTGAAGATGTTTATATTCTGTTCTCTGGGTTTTTAGACTATCTTCAAGTTCGGCTATTTTGTTGTCGTCTTTAATACCAAAAGTGGTTTTCAAAGAATCGATCAGACCTGTTTTCTCTTCTTCTACCAGGTCTTTGTATTGAGAAAGAAAATAGTCTTTAGCGTCTTTTTTGTAAAAGCTCATTAACATGGCAAGTATTGCTTTTTCTTTTTCCGGCTCTGAATTATCCGGGCTGGACCATTCGCCGCCTTCGGCTCTAATACTAAAAGAGTAAGATATGCCATCAGTTGTCTCTACTTTTGCCGGGGCTTCTTCTATAAGGGCGAGACGGTTATCCAAAAAGGACAGTAATTCTGTTTTTTCCCCTGAGTCTTCAAAGGTGTCCACGATCAGCCGTGAGGCTAAAATATGGTCTTTGTCGAATGCCGGGAAAATATCGGAGACGAATTTATCGTCTTCAATCTTTGCAAAGTCTTCATCTGATAAAGCTATTCCGTCGGCTAGGCTCTCTTTAATTTTATTATAAAGATCGTTTTTGCCGAGAGCTTTCAGTTCCTGTAAGTTCATTGATGCTCCTATTGTGTCTAGTTTGCTATATAAAGATATGTGCTTGTCTTCTTTGGAATCGTAATAATAAATTCCTTGTTTGGTGACTGCCATTCTGGAGGGATCTTTGACTAAAAGCGAATCGGCAAGCATGTATTGATGTGTTAGTTCGAGTTTATCCTCGAAACGATCCGTTTTATTAATTTTATCACCTAACTGCATAAGAACCGGAATTGTTGTCTTTTTAACAGATTCTGTCATTGCAAGTTCATCTGCCGGTTCATTAACATAGGAAACCTCACCATAGGTAAGATCGCCGAAAATTAAAAACATCGGCTGACCTTTGTAGAGTCTGCCTGCTGTTTTGCCTAATTTGGGGTTATAATGCTCACATGGTCCGTCATTCCATATATCATGGTAACATACCGAACAGTGAAGAGTGTCTGTCCCGTATCCGATGGAAACAGTGTTAAACCTGCCGTCAATGACTTTAGGAATAGCGTTAGGATCGGTTACGTTTATGAGGAGATTTAAATACCCTAAACCTTCAAAGGTTCTATCAAATAGGAAGGGCTTAAGCTTTTCGATGTAGGAAAGGCTTTTTTTGGTGTGGAGCTGATCTCTATCAGCTTGTGAGAGTATTGAGGCGGGAATTATTGGGCTGGGGGTTGAAATGTAGGTAGAAGCCGCGGCCCTCCCTATTGGATCTTTGAGGGTTTCGTGGTGGGTTAAAACAGGCTTGGGGAATGGTTTGAGGAATGTTTTGGCGGCTTTATTGACTTTAGCCGGAGAGTAATAGTGGTAGTGCTGTGTAAGTTTTGCTGCATGACTGGCTCTAAGTCTGACTTCCAGACCGGAGACAGAGCCGTCTTGGTTGCTGTCCATAGATTTCAATACATTATCTATAAACTGGGTTTTATTTTCTCCGGGTATAGAAAAGTTCTGAATCTGTAGATAATCTTGGAAAAGTATTGGCTGTATTGTTTTGTCCATATTAAATCTTAGATAAATTCTGTTATTTCTTCTTCAAGGATCTCTCTGGTTTCGTTGATCGAGTCCTCCGAGGATATGATTGAATAAGCAGTATCTAATAGTGTGTCTAACTGTGGTAAAATTATGCTGCAAATCTGTTGCGTGGATTTATTTTTATCAACGGTAATTAGCCAGTTGTTTAGCTTTAATTTGAGCAGATCAGAATCACAGTGCCCGAAATCCTCTAAAATCACCCTTAAAGACGCCTCTTCAATCCTTGACAGTGAGGATTTTCTTTTGGTTGGTCCGGAAAGTGTGCCGTGCTGATTGCTTGGCTGCTCTTTGCTTTTTGCTAGGTTGGTTGACTTCTGTTTTTTGCTGCCCGAAGGCTTCTTGGACTGTGACTGCGACTGTTTGATCGAACTAAGTTCCTTATTGAACTCATGCTCTAGTTCCATCTTGGGCATTTCGTAATTATAGAGAAGAGTTTTCTTCTTTTCCTCTTCCGTATAAGGGGTGCGTTTATTTTCCTGACGCATTTCATCTTCGTTTACTCCGCCCATTGTATACATAAGTACATTATGATTTTCGAGCTTGATCTTAGCTTCAATATCTATTTCTCTAAACTCAAATGTTACATTATTCTTATCGTCAAGCGCGTTGATCGAAAACTGCTCCAAAAGGAGTTCCTGCAGAATTTCGAATTCAACCTGCCATTTAAATTCTTGCTGGTAGCCCTTGACGTGATCGATAAGCTTTTTGGAAGCCGTATCTGCTGTGGCCTTATTTGAATTTCCTTGAATTGTGGTTTTGTTATTTCTTCTTGTAAGAAACAAATGATTAGGAACCGTATAGCAAAAGATTTGT